GCAAGAGAAAATACTGACGCTTACTCTGAGGGTCTACCAAGAGCGCAGAGAACATAGGAGTAGAATATGGCAACAGCAAACGCAGCGACCAACTATCTAGAAAGAAGATTATTACATTTTATATTTAAAAATAATTCTCTTAGTTTTTCTAGTCCGGGGGATAGTATTTATGTAGGACTTGCTACAGCGGTAAGTGCAGCAGAAACTGGCTCTTTAACAGAAGCGACCTTTACAAACTATGCAAGACAGCAAGTTGCTGCTTCAGGTTGGACAACAATAGGATCAGATTCTACAGATACACAGACAGCAATAAACGCATCTAATATTGAATTTCCAGCTTCTGGTGGAACAAACAATACAATAACACATGTATTTATTGCAGATGCATCAAGCAGTGGTAACATATTATTTGTTGGTGCATTAGACGCAAGTAAGGCAATAGCAAGTGGTGATATATTTAGAATTAATGCAGGTAACTTAACAATAGAGCTTAAATAATGGCATTAGTATTAAACGACAGAGTAAAAGAAACAACAACTACAACTGGCACTGGCACATTTACTTTAGCTGGTGCAGTTACTGGATTCGAGACATTTGGTGCTGGAATTGGTAACTCTAACACAACATACTATGCAGTTACTCTTCCGGGATCAGCAGAGTTTGAAGTAGGATTAGGAACATTAAATAGTGACTCTTCAACATTAGCTAGAACAACAGTAATAAGTAGCTCAAACAGTGATGCCGCAGTTAACTTTAGTTCTGGTACAAAAACTATATTCTGTACAATACCTGCGTCTAAGTCAGTGTTTTTAGATGCTAGTGGTAATGTATCAGTTGGTGCAGATTTATCTGTAGGTGACGACCTTACAGTTGAGGGTGGATTGATTGATCTTAGGTCTAATAGCGGATCAGCGTCACAAATTAAATTTTATTGTGAAGTTAGTAATGCCCATGCACAAACACTAACTGCACAGCCACACTCTGCCGCTGCATCAAATACATTAAGACTTCCTGATAGTGGGGACAGTGGTACACAAGATTTAGTCGCTGTAAACACTACACAAACACTAACAAACAAAACTATAGATGCTTCTCAGTTATCTGGAACTGTAGCAAATGCAAGATTAGATGCTGAACTACAAGCACTAGCTGGTCTAACATCAGCCGCAGATAAAGGTATACAATTTACTGGATCTGGAACTGCATCAACATATGATTTAACAGCAGCGGGTAAAGCATTGCTTGACGATGCAGATGCTGCCGCTCAAAGAACAACACTTGGATTAGGTACAGCCGCAGTTGCAGCCACCGGTATATCAAACACTAATGTGCCAGTTTTTACATCAGGTGTAGCTGACAATGATTTCTTGCGTGTAGACGGGACATCAATAGAGGGCAGAAGTGCTTCTGAAGTATTAAGTGATATTGGTGGTCAAGCCTCATTAACTTTTGGTATATCAAATACCAATGCAGTCAAGATAGATAGTTCTAGTGTGGCAGATGATGAGTTTGCAAGATTTACTGCAAATGGTTTAGAGAGCAGAAGTGCATCAGAGGTGCTGTCAGATATAGGTGCAACAAGTGCTACAGATGCAGCGAATGAGGCAACAGCTTTAGCAATAGCGTTAGGATGATAACA